CGCCGCTCTTCCATCTCATTTATTTCATCAGGAGATAGATTTTCCTTATTAACATCATGTTCGTCGCGTTCCATGTAATCATCCTTGATTATTGTGGAAACTTTATGGTGTTACGTTTTAAACCTCATCATCCTGACAAGGTTATGGCCTATTTTCCCTCGGATTATATTAACCTATTGTTAGTAGGCTCCCGGGTTGCGAACCCAACTCCTAGTATCGTCGGCCAATCACATTATACTATGCAGCGTCTTCTAAAGCTTCACACTTAACTTTCTTCACTACTTCATAATCATCTGCTAAAAAATCTTCTCTTGTGGCAACCCAAGTGCCTGCATTTTGTTGAGGCTGGGTCATGATTTTCCAGTAATAAGGAATGCCTGGCAGTGCTACAAGATATTCACCTGTTAAATTCCATGCAGCGCGCGAGACATAATCGCCATGCTCTAAATGTTCCTGTGCTTCGACAAACTTCATTGTTTCATTTCTCCTATGGTAGAACTGTTAATTGACAAGAGGTTCCAGTGAACACGGGTTTATACCATTGGTGGCCATTCGATCCCACAGCCGCAATAAAATCAGTTGGCAATACACTAAATCCTTGCGCTTGAATGTAAGGATCTAAATAGCCCGCTGCCGCTATTTCAGATAAGGTATTGTTAGGCGCATATAAATGCCCAATGCGTGGAACAACGTTATTGTTTTGCCCTGGAAAATTGATTGTAAATGTATTAATGCTCATTTGTATTACTCCTAAATTAATCCTAATTCCTTTAATAGCTCTTTTGCTTCATCTTGCCATGCTTCAAAATAATCGTCTCTATCTTTCAATGGCTTAATCATCTTTAGAAGAAAGTCTTTCATTCTATTATGGCGTGCTATCCAGCAAATTATACATCCTAGACAGCACAAATTTAGCGTGTGATCATCACATTTATAACTCATCCCCAAACGATTCCCTTCTCACATGATTCACAACCAAAGTGATTTCCCTTGTTATCTACTCGATCTACTTCTCCATCACAAACAGGACACTTATGCGGCTCCTTAGAATGATCCGCCCTCGATCCTAATGCTCGAACAATATTAATTTCTGTTTCTAATTCTTCTATCCACTTTTTATAATTCTTGAAATGCTGAATCTCTGAGTTTTCTAACTGGTCAACTCTACGTGATATCTTTTGAATATCTGGCCTTAGATGATGAAATTCACTGAACTTTTGTTTATTAATCGCATTGATTTGTTCTTCTATCTTTTTTATTCTTTCATCTAATTCCTGATTACATTTCATTAACACATTGATCTGAGCTTCACAACCTTTCTGCCATGTCTCAATTGTCTGTGTAGTTGTAAATATAAGTTGGGCTGAAACATAACTTACATGAATTTCTTTGACTAATTTTTGAAGCTCCCTAATGGCTTTCCAAACACATTGGCATTTATCTAAAGTTTCCGTACATGCAATACAGAATTTTATTCTGTCACCCTGTCCGTCTTCAAATCCTGACATGGCAGTAACTGGCATATATGGAAGAGCACAAATACATTGCGGGGGGTAAACATTATGCCATGCTCCCCCGTTACAAGCTATGCAATCCGGTCTTTTATAAGTCTGTGGGTTATGACAGCCGCTCATTATTTAATCCTCACTTTTACCAAATAATTCTATTTCTATTTTTGTAATTCGATCGGCAAATCTTTCAAAGTTTTTCATAAATACATCCGTAATGGTATTTTGATGTTCATTCGACTCATGAACCAATTTTTTCACTATTTCTAAATTTTTGGCTATTAAATCATTACTCATCGTTCCCTCGGATATTCTATTCGTATATTTCCCTACCCATCTCAAAGCCTTCTCGAAAGCCTTCTTTATATTTAAGATCGCATAACATCTCTAAGTTCTTTATGCGTTCATCTACTTCATCTAAGAATGTACGTAGAATATATTCAAACCTATCGCTAATAGCTTGTTCGGTACGCTGTTCAACATAATTAGATTGCTTAAACTCTTTCTGTGTACATGTTCCAGAACAAGTCTGAGAGAAAGTGCCATCAGGGTTTTTACATAAACACGTCATCGTCCAATCGCCCTATAAAATAATTCTTCATTCCGCAATGCTTGTGGCTTTGCCACGCCAGTTTTATCAGTCAATATTAATGGAACTTGTCTAGCTATATCTTTGTCATTGGCTAATACTTCTTTTCTATTCTGTTCTGGAGTCATCTTCTTTCTCCTTTAATTTTTTCATTATATGATCAACAGCCGGTTTGATAAATGCTTCTGTACATTTCTGTATTCCATTTAATGCTTCTTGGTAGCTCATAGATTCATCTATCTCTTTGCGGTTTTGGTCGTCAGTAATCATTCATTTTCCTCCTTATTAGATTCTATGAATAGCACATCAATAGACATTTCTATTTGTATCAATATGTTTTCTAAAAAAGTCGCATATTTTTTTGATGGATCAAATGTATCAATCGCACATATACTAGAAAAACATTCATGAGGATGATCTATAGGATTTATGAAGGCTTTCACCGACTTATAATAGTCAATTCTAATATAAGGTAGACCATAAGAGATATCGTAACCTAATTGCAATTTCACTTTCATATTTAATCCTATTCTTTAAGCTCTCTAATCGTAAAAATGGTTTTGAACAATCTACCGTAAACCAATACTCATTATAAAAACTCTTTGTAAACCATCTTCTATAAGATGCCCATGAACTACGATGTTTCTTAATGTGAAGTTTAATGGGTCTTTTAATCAAAATATCCTCATCGCTGGGTTCCATCTACCTATCCGCTAACTCTTCAATGTCTCTGAATATCCAAAAACTATATGTTCCAAAGCACTCTTAAAAATAAGTTCTTCGTTATCTTTAAAGATTTCCCTCATTTCCTTTTCAAGCTTCTCATCTGATGCATTCATTTCAATTCTGCCATCTAAAGGTAGGGTTAAACATATCTATTTTGCTCGCCTCAGGTTTCTTCAAATCTACTATCCTGTCACTGGCAAATTTCATCAGCCCATATTGTAGTGCATCTGCTATATGAGACCATTTATTTTTGTTAGGTTTGTCTTGATATCGTTCTTCACCAGTGATCTTAAGCCTCTTATACACGTAACCATTAATAAATCCCTTACGTAATACCGGGCACCCATCGCGTGACAATATGAATGCTGGATTACCATCAGTCATCATGTTAAGAAAATAGCGCACTGATGATATGCGTACATCAGGATCGTTCGTACTTGCAGCATTGGTTTTAATGCCAAGCGCATTTAGTTCTCCGATACACGAGAGTTCTTCCATGATGGCATCACCTGCAGCACCCGCAGGATCGCCCTCTGACTCACCGATTTTATTATACGGAAACGCAATAGGTAAATCAGGCAATACAATATTTTTAGCTAATGTCCTAATTCCCATATCTTCTGCAACATATTCTTTTAAAATACGCGCTTGCCCACGCGCAGAAATTTGAAACACAATACAACTAGGTGTAAGACCAAAATCCCACCCAAGATGAATTGGCAAGCCCTGAATTGCATCCAGTTTAGGTACGGAATGTACATCATCATTATACTCAGGATACACACGCTTACCTGATTCAACAATTCCATATTTACCTCCACAGTAAACTTTGATAAATCCTTCTGTTCTTTTCTCCGCGAGCTTTACATAATAGTCAGGGGAGAGATTGCTATAGTTGTCACACTCAGGGTTTGCAATGTAATTTCCCCACTTATCTTTAGCAAATGAGTTATCAGGATTGACTATCAAGCCACTCGGCTGATGGTGCACTCGGTAATTTGGGGTTGGGTTGAGTTCGAAATCACGGTGTATCCAGTGGTCTTCGTCTGGGGGGTTGGTGTCGCATATAATTCCACTCCAATAATTATCGGGACAAAAACTAGCGCTAGGATAGCGATGGTTAACACGACCGATAAGATGATGTAGAACAGCTTGTGGTACTTCTGAAAGTTCATTGATATATGCCGCCGTAGCTTCGATTGATTTTAATTTCCTTATGTCTTCATCACGATCGAGGGCAATGAAAACTAATTCTAATTCAATTAAGCCATTGCCGTCATTAAATAAGTGTTCGTAGGTGAGTAATGGCTTTTGACGCTTCTTAATATCGCCAAGGTCACCAAACCATTGTAACCAGGTTTGTAATGTTGTCGATTGTAATTCACCGCTTGTGTTTCTGATGATGAGCCACTTGGCTCTTCTGCGTCCATTTTTCCAAACTGGCATTCCGACAGCATGTCGAACGATTTCGTTAACGCAGATTGTAGACTTACCCGATCCATACGGCCCCATAATGAGACGCACAAAAGTATCATCATCATGAAAAAGTTTGCCACTAGGATTTGGACGATAAATTTTGTCTTTATCGCTTGCATAGATGCGTGTCTCCTCTCGATCAAAGTAAATGTGTTGGATGTCTTGGCGTGTAACTGATGCTTTGAGTGCGTAAAAATCTTGTCGAATATTTGCAAGGGAAGTCATGATCGGTTACCAGTAGTAAATCGATCATCATGCGTATTGCGAGGCTGCTTCAGTTGCTCACGAGTTGTAAATCTCTTCCCGCAACGCAAGCATTCACGTCTACGCTCAATTTGATCTCGCATATCATCGTGACGGGTATAAACAACATGCGAGTCTGGGTATTTGCAGCCAGTGCATTGCATGTTATTTCCCTGTCAGTACTTGCCTCATGACCAATTCTTTAGGAGTGATTTTAGCAGCGCTATTCGTCGGATGCGGGACTTTCATTTTTGTATGATAGATTTTATTTTCATATCCTGGATGTTGCGAGTTAGGTAGATCAAATTCAGTAGCACCTACACCTTGATACCCATTATCTTCTCTCATATAAAATTCCTTTTAAAAATCACTAATACTAAAGTCAATAAAGCCTAATTCTTTAAGCTTACGCGAAGAGTCAACTCTTTTGCTTACACTTCCCCTGCAGTTCTTACAGTATCCTTGAGCCCTATTAGTTTTTTTATTAAAATAAAAGTTTTCGTTATTACATAAGTATTCAATTTTGCATTCAGGGCAAATATTAAATCCTTCTCTGTTGCTTTGATTCTTCACTTTCTTAAACCACTTAAAGTTCTGTGCCCCAAAACTTTATTCGCTTTCATATCAATTTTCTTTTTAGATGCTTCGCTTAATTTACCTTTGTTGACCATTTGCGTTGCGCGACTTTTCGCGTTTGCAGCATGGGCACGATCATTAACCGGATAGGATCTATCAGGTCCAGCAAATTCACTCTTCGGAATCTTGTTGCGCTTTGCTGTCGTTAACTTTGACATCATTAGCTCCCTGCTTTAATTGCGCTTTGAACTTATCCATTTCTTCGGACAATCCTATAACTTCAGTGTGTCTGCTATAGTCTTTAAAATGCCTTCTTTCAAGCTTCCAAGCGGCGGCAGTCCATTCTCCTTCTTCAGCCGCACGCTCAATCACATCAAGCCATTTAAAGACCGCAGCGCCTTGCGCTTCCTTTAAATCAGAAAAAAACTGCGAAAATGGACTATCTGGATTTTGCTCCGCATCACGACACCAAGATCGCAAAGTGGGATAAGAAATTCGCGCATAATTACAAGCGAGTTCGTAAGTAGCACCCTTTCTGATAGCTTCTAGAAATTTTTTGGTGTGTTCAGGAGTGTATTTTGAAGGTCTTCCAACTGCCATCTCACAAATCCTTTTGTGAATATTTTCACGATTATGACACTAAGACATATCCTCGTCCAATGCGTCGTTTGGATAATCTATCCAATTCTTTATGTAAATCCATTCTGCTATCACAAGCAATAGTACGAGTGCGAGTAACATTACTCCCACCGAAAACAATAACCACCACATAATCTAATAAATCCTTTCTTATTTCCATATAGTAAAATCTTCCGTTACTTTTATTTTCAAACTTAATCATACAACCTCGGATTGATTACCAATCCTTGTTATTTATTTAGTTATGACCACTTTGT